CTCAGGTCGGTCGTGAAGAAACTGAAATGAATTACGTCATCATGGCTTTCATTGTTGGCGTAGTCGCACTAGCCATCTCTGATTCCATCAGGGCATAAATGTTGAATCTACCGCGGGGTACTCCCTCGTAGTAAATTTAATGAGTAAACGTTACCAATTGTGTTGCGGAGAAATTATCAACAGCTGGGTTATTTGTTCGAACTTCTACCAACTTACCACCCACGGATGTTATGACTTCGACAAAAAGGTCATAATAATACGTACGTCCCGATGTAACTTCTGGGGCGAAAAGAATACCATTTTTACCTGTCGTAACTGTGGGATTCCATGGGTGTAAGTTACCACCACCGAAAAGACTTTTATTACCCATCGTTATATTTTCTGATGGAGTCGCCCCGTCACGTGTACCACCTTGAACTTCTATGACTAAAGTACTCATATCATTCACATTAAAATCAGATCTCAAAATGGCGACAATCTTAGCATAAAATGAATTATTATTGAATCGTAACTGTATATCCTGACTTTGTTGGTTTGTTCGTGTGAATGTTTTCGAGTATCGTTTACATGCGACTTCATTCGAGTTTGAAATAAATCCACCACCGACCTCAAGGGCTGTAGTGGCATCCACACCGCCTAGGTCCACAGCGACTTGGTTACCCAAATCAATTTTACCATCGATTTGAAGGTCACCAACAATTTCTGTATCGCTATTCACGATAAAACTTCTAACTGGGTCTACAAACACATTACCAGTGTGGTCACCATAGATATTGGACACTCCACCGGTCGTCTTGAACTCGAGAATGGCGTTACTCGTCGCATGTTCTAAACGAGCCGTACCGTTATACACCGTGAAGTGCTCACTTGGATTTACTGTACCCACACCCACATTCGATGTGTGTATGATGTGTATACCATCTCCTTCGGTACCATTATTAACACCTCCTATCACCGTACCATGTACGGAATGGGTGGAATCACTAAAACCCCTCACGTAACCACCGTAATTATCATTCGTGTTTAGCGTTAATCCAACCTTGTTATTTGTACCTGGATTTTGGAGTTTGAGTATATCTATGTCACCAGTTGCGTCGGAATAAATGTGAACATTTGATTCGGGTGAATTTGTACCGAAACCCACGAGACCTTCGTTTGTAAATCGTGCATATTCCGTACTTGTACCTGACACCTTTTGTCGGAAAACTAAAGGTGCATTTCCAATAGATTCTATTAAATTTACTGGACCAACCGCAGCTGTAAAAATATCTAAAGCACCAAACTTCAACGACTGATCCTGTGCGAACTCGAGACCACCACCGACATAAAATCGAGTAGCACTACTTACGTCTAATTCACCTTGGTCATCTAAAGGTAAAGCTCCTATAACGACTACACCTGAAGGAGTTATAGTCATCGCACGTGATACCACCGAACCATCACCGTTTAAAGCGGATTGAATTTGGTTAGTAGATAAAGATGGTAAAGTTGTGTTATAGGTCTGGAAAAGATGTTCGGCCGCTATTGACCGAATCCTATCTGGGGCGGCGGTACCTGTTCGATCATTACCCTTGAATATGACAAGTTCGGATTTACCAAGGCTATCGTATAGTCGTTCTGTGATGAACGTATTACCGAATTCGTCTGAAGATACACCAGTAAACGAAAGTTTATTACCTATGACAACATTACCACTGACTTCCAAAGAATCACGGGGTATATCGGTGCCTATTCCCATATTTCCGTTGGCACCATCTATGAATAATTGAACAGTTCCAGATTCATCGATTACATTTGGGTTTTTGGTAATTCTAAAATCTGCCACGCGTGTACCATTTCGAAGTGCACCCGCTAAACCCACGGAATATCCCACCGGGTTAGCAATAGATGACCCGGTATCTCCATCCGTCTGTGCAAACGAAGCGAATGCGTTTGAATTGAGACTACTCGTTCTCGCAGCCATAATCGCATCACCCGGAGTACCTTCAATATTATGAACGAGTAGACCGTTGGTGTTGAAATTTCCTATACCCGTTCCAAGAATTTCTAAATGGGCCGTAGGTGTGGTAGTACCAATCCCCACCCGCTTATTACTTCGCCATGTCATGACATGACTCTCTGTTTCATAATCATCACTCGCTAACGATAAATTCAACTGAGAACGCGAGGTTCCACTGGAAAGATCGTGCTTCCCCATTTTGAAAATACTTCTTACACCATCCCTACCAGAACCACCTTCACGAGCCAATTGAATTACGTTATTAAAATCCGAAATACCAACAATCGCACTTGTATTGGATACTACTAAGGGTGTATCAAGATGACTCGTGGTTCCTCTATTAGCGACTTGGTCATTGATAAACACGGTTCCACCATTTGTGTGTAAAAGACCAACAGGTGATGCGGTACCAACACCAACATTACTCGATTCTAATATGGTTAACTTTGGTGTTCCCATTGTACCGGTCGTACTCGCGTAAAAGCTAAGACCTTTACCACTTCCCACACGATTTTCAATTCTCGTTTGATTACCGTTAATATCCGTAAAAGCTTTTAAATAGTTTGTATCACTACCTATTATAGCTGCATTACTTCCGTTAAGTTTTAGATTTCCACCAAGAGTTAAAAGTTCACTCGGTTCAGTATTGGATAAACCCACCTTACCGTCAGAAGCTACCCGCATTCTTTCCGTATTTCGAGTCTTGAATACGATGGTTTGACTATTCGCAGATGTTTTGGCACCCTTGATTTCAATCGCACTTATATTTGACGTCTGTGGACCACATCGTAAACTGACAGTATTCGCGGTTGAGTCTTCACCCGAGATGTCACCATGAATAATAACATTCGCCGCAGACGAAATACCGGATTCACCCTCAACTTCGATGAAATCCTGAACCAAAATTGATTGTGTGATGAGACGACCCGTCGCTGTATTACCGAGCACCGTGACAAGGTTAGCAGAATCTGCGTTAATAAATATTTTATCACCGATCGACAACATATTTGTAGAATTGGTATTCGCTATACCCGACGGGGTCGCACCAGTCGTTTGAATAGCGTGTGATTGAATCTTTGACGCTACTACCATAGGTATAGCTGCATCGGCATCAAGAGTAATCAGGCTACCCACCGTCAGCCCGTCATCACCAATTCTCAAACCCTCGAAGAAACCATATCCATTCGCGTGTAGAACATTAGCCGAAGATGATGCCACATCATTGATATATACATTAGAACCCACAGAAAGGGAAAATGCCGGTGAGGTGTTTGCTATACCCACGTTGTTTTGTGTATAAATGTCACCAAATACATGAAGATTCACGGTATTTGCACTATCCATGGTAAAGTTTGCATCTTCGGGAGTACCGTACGTTCTAGAAAGTTTAAACTGGTCGTCTGCGTGGGTATACCCCAAGAATACATTACCAGTATCCGGGGCACCATCTCTCATGAGTACAGCCATGTCATACGTCCCGTTGTTACCCTTACCCATTTGTATGACAGCGTTTGACACGACGAGATTGTCGACACTCGTATACGAAGGAATTTCTGTAATAGCTAAATTACCACTGATATCAACATTTCCAAATACCCGTAAAAATCCATCACGAACAACGACATTACCATTTTCAAATACGGCTACGTTGGAATCAGTACCCGCGGTAACACCCGTACCAACGGTCAATTGTTTAGTTATCGTAGAATTGGTAGACGCCGTGTTGCCATCAATTGTTAATACGTTAGAAGCTGTGGCATCAACCGAGAATTTATCATTTGTCGTCTTGAAAGTATCGGTCGCGAATACGTTCGTACTGACTACGTTACCGCGTACGGTGACAAGATTCTGAACAGTTCTGTTGACTATTAAATCATTTGTACCAATCTGAAGATCATTAATGGGGTTATCCGTACCAATACCAACCTGTATAGCGGTGAGACGATTTACATTTGTAGTGCCCGCAAATTGAGTTGTATCGGATGTAGATGTCAACTCACCGGTAATCTTCAAATTCGCCACTTGAATTTCATCTGCTGTGATTTCACCAGCATCAATACTCGCAAGTCCTGTTAAAATATCAGACTCTCTGGGTGTTGCATCTAGACTGGTTACAAAAATTTGACCAGCACGTACAAGCTTTCCCATTTATACATTAGTTGCCGAATAAAATTCCGGCCAAACCATCCTTAATCCTGAGCACATTGTAATTAACTGCATACACATAAACATCTTGATTTGATGGTCTTAATTCACCCTTTTCAACCCCACGGAGGATAAGTTTCGCGTTATCGAGACGACTAAAATTACATGAACCACTTGGGTTGTAATCAGATGCGTTGAGACAGAAATGATACACAAAATAGCGTGTGTATACACCTGTATGACTGTCTATATCAAATTCAGTTTGTCCGTAATTTGACTTGTAATAATTTTGTACTGTATGGAAATACGTTGGAGACATGTTTTCGAGGAATGAAATACCATTAATGAATAAATCTGCATTAGCGAATGAGAACCGGTCACCCGCAAAATTTGAACTCGAAGTTCCGTACCCAAAAAAGAGAGACTTAACCGGATGATTAAACGACGAAATATCAAGTGCATTGTACCCACCTGATTGCGTTGTATTATCTGTAACACTTTCGAGAGGTAATTCTATTTTTTGTGTTTGTGTCACGACAAAATCTAATGTTCGACTTATCAAGGATTCTCGTTCTTCTTTATCCAGGTACACATAGTTACCGTAAAATTCAGCTTTCTTTTCATTTGCGTTACAATTTGCGACGGCTGTTTCATCAAAATTGATTTTTATTTCAACCTGGTGATGTTGTAATGCTATCAAAGGTAAAAAGGCTTTATGATCACAGAAAAAGAAGTGTAACGGTACGAACGTCTGGTTTGATGTCGAAGCTTTATTATTGAGTTCCTGAGATTTGTTGTATGTGTCGGCTAAATAATTGGGCCATATCTCAGCGAAGTAATCATAGTGTTGAGAATCAACCTTTTGGCCACCCACGTATAAATCAAGTGTAGAATTGTGAAACAAATTAGATGCTATATTGGCATTACTCGTATCACTCGATTCAAACCAAAGTCCGTTGATAACATCTCCCAAAACGGGAATCGTAATTGAGGTGTCATTCGAGTGAACAGTTTTAATAAACTTTGGAGCTTGAGAAAAGTTTGTGTGCCTTGTAAATTTCATACGAAAGAATGAATGTCCTTCGTCACTCGTAAGATACACATCTTGAACTCCTTTAGAGACTAGTTGTATTAATGCACCCGACATTTAATAGATGGTCAGATTATAAAAACAGACACTTTCCCTGAGGGAATTCGTTCTTACTCTCTTCGACGTGATTCCCGTGGACTTTGAAACCGCCTTGACGATACACTTTCATTCGTTTGTAATACATGGCTGTAAAGAC